TAAAAAGAAAGGCCCAAACGAGGGCCTTCTTTTTTGAACCAAAACATAATCAATCAAAGGATGCACGCACGGATGTAATCCGCTATGTTCATCTTCGATGCTTTCGCATTTTTAAGAATCATCTTGTATTGCTTTTCGGTCAATCGTGCCGAAACTTTCTTACTGAGTGTGTCTGCTGCTTTCATAAAAAGAAGTATTTAATTACACAGCGAAGATAAGTATTAGGCGGGCATGGAACAAAACTAAGTTTTTGCTACTATACCCAAATACTAATCGATGTCAAACATTAAAGAACAAATCAAATCCGTATTCTCAAAGTACGGCATTGACCCTTCAAGCGTCGGTATTAAGTTCGAAGAAGAAACAGCTGCTGAAGCCCCTGCCACAGAGGTTAAGTTCGCAGTAGAAGGTACTTTGAATGATGGTACTAAAATCTATTCTACCGCCGATGAGTGGGTAGTAGGTGTGGATATCTACACTCAGGATGCTGAAGGCAATCCAGTACTAGTACCTGCGGGCGAGTACCTGCTTGAGGACGGTGTGACCAAAGTCTACGTAGGCGAAAATGGTCTTATCGAAGGAATCGAGCGTGAAGAACAATCAACTGAGATGAGCAGCGAAGACCTCGTTGCTGTGATTGGTCAATTGTCTGAGCGTATCGCTGCACTTGAAACTGAAAAGACTGAACTCGCTGCTGCGGTTGAATCTGCAAACAGCGAAGTTGCAGCTGTTAAGGCTGAGCTTGCATCCGTAAAGAAAGCCCCGGCTGTTCCTTCAGTTAAATCACAAGAATTTAAAAAGAATGCTGCACCTGTTGTTGCATCGAATGGTAACTCATTCAGCGACTTCATGGAAAGCATCCGTGCTAAAAAAGTAAATTAATTCACCTCATAAATTATTATTTAAAATGCCAACAACAACTTCACTCACCACCACCTATGCAGGTGAATTAGCTGGTGAAATCGTAGCTAAAGCTTTGTTGTCAAACGTATCTGCTGGATACGTGACCATGAAGCCAAACGTACCTTACAAATCAGTAGTACGTAAAATTGATGACACTGTATCATTTGCCGCTGGCACTTGTGACTTTACCCCAACAGGTACAATCACTTTGACCGAGCGCATCTTGACCTTGGAAGAGTTCCAAGTACAACGCCAAATCTGTAAGAAGGACTTCTTTACAGACTGGTCAACTGCCGATGTAATGAGTGGCCGTGTAAACACCCAAATCCAAGACGCTATTATCGAGCGTTTGACAGGTGGTATCGCTGCTGCTAACGAGTCTATCATGTGGAATGGTGTAAACGCCACCGCAGGTGAGTACGATGGTTTCTTGACTTTGATCAAGGCGGGTGGTTCAGGTGCTGTATCTGCGGGTTCAGGTGCTTTGACTTCTGCTAACATCATTGCTACCATTTGGGATGTAATCAACACTGCTTCATCTGCTGTTAAAGGTGCTGCTGAGAAGCCAGCACTTTATATGGGACAGGCTGCATGGGAGGCTTACATGCAAGCGCAAATCGCTGATGGTAACGGATGGTACTTGACAGGTGGCCCTGAAGTATCTAAGCGTTTCGTAGGTATGTACGAAATCTACGTATGCCCGGGTATGGCTGCTAACCACATCGTGTTTGCACAGAAGTCAAACCTTATGATGGGTACATGGCAGGAAAACCAAATGAACGAAGTGTTCATCCTGGATATGCAAAACTTGGATGGTTCACAGAACGTTCGTTACGGCGCACGTTTCTACCTCGGTGCACAGATTGCAGTAGGTGAGGATATCACATACTGGGGAGCATAATTAATAACTAAGGGCGTGTAACAGCCCCCTTTTAAAACTATATAAAACATGGCTTGTGAATTGACAACCGGGTTCACCTTGGGGTGTCTCGAAGGAATTGGTGGGGTCAAAGAGGTTCTAATTACTAACTACACTGACCCAACAACGGGTGTAGACTTCATGTCTGGTGTCACCTTTGGTGGTACAGATGGCGAAGTAGATGCCTTGCCTACATGGGAAATCTATCGTTACGTTCCATTCCGCAACAGCGGTTCATACATTGAAACAGTAAACAAAAACTTGGAAACAGGTACGCTTTACTTTTCGCAGGAAGTTGGATGGACTTTCGGTAAGTTAAATCAAGAAATGCGCAATGAATTCTTGAACGTTGCCAAGGCAAAAATGATTGTATTTGTTCGCACCAACGATGACCAAATCTTGTTGGTTGGAACAACTGAAGGTTCACAGCTTACCGCTGGTATTGTTCAATCAGGACAGCAGAAAGCAGACCTTATGGGATATCAGGTGACTACTATCGCAGAGAACCTTACTCCTGCTGTACACCTTGAGCCATTTACAGCAGTACCTTTCGATAACTTCCCGGGTATTACTGTAAGCCCTGCTTACTAAGAATTGTTTCCGTTTGTGTTCTTGTTGTATTGTAAAGGGGGCAGGTTTACACTTGCCCCTTTTTAAATAAAAGGCTAATGATCTACTTAACTACCAATACTGCTAACCAACAAGTGTATCTTTCATTAGATGAAGCACGGCAGTATTACAGCACAGCATTCACAAACTATCTTATCATTCTCACACACGAAGAGAATAGCACTACCGGGAACAAGCTTGCACAGGTTGCAACGATTGTTAGTGAATCGGTACGTGTAACACATCTGACTATAACCACAGTTGGCTTAACTTTGGCAGGTAGATACCGCTATGAAGTGTACGGCCAAAATTCTCCAAGCAATACTAATCCGACAAACGCTGCTGTTGTTGGTATTGTGGAGCGTGGGTATGCTGTTTTAAATGACAATACAAGTTGGTTTGATGTACCTATCAATACCATACCAAACGATATAATATATGAGCCATAACGAATCGAATATAGTATCACTGAAGCTTAGTGAATACGTAGCTAAAAGTGATGCAGAAAAAGTAGACCGCAAAGGGTGGGTAAACTACGGTGACCAAAACGACTTCCCGCAGTACCTACGTGACCTATCGCACGAATCACCAGTGCATGGTTCACTCGTTGTGGCAATCGGTGATATGATTGCGGGTAAGGGTATCCAGTCTGAGCAATATCAGGCTGAACTCGATGCACTCAATGTAGATACTTTGACCTATGCATGTGCAAAGGACTTGAAGTTGTTTGGCGGTTTCTTTATCGAAGTGATTTGGAGTAACGACCGCACCGTAATTAGCAAGCTAAATGCTATACCATTTGAAGAGTGCCGTATTGCAATCAGTCAAGAAGACGAAAGCGAAATAGGTATTTTCCACAGCTACGATTGGGGTAACATTCGCAAGAAGAAAAACACACCCGAATTCATACCCAAATACAACTATTTAACACGTACTGAAGAACCACGCCAAATCTATTGGTGTTTCACCTACACTGGTAGTGATTCCTATCCACGTCCTGACTATTGGTCTGCTATCAACTACATTGAGTTGGACAAGCAGATTTCAATCTTCCATATCAACCAAATTTCAAACGGTCTTTTCCCTTCTACTATTATCAACTTCTACAACGGGCAGGCAACGCCTGAGCAGAAGCAACAAATGATGATGGACTGGGAGAATAAGATGAGTGGTGCACGTAATGCAGGCAAGGTTGTGATGTTCTTCAATGAACGTGATCAACCCAAGACTGAGATTACACCATTTCCTGTGAACGATGCTGATAAGCAGTATCAATTGATGGACAATACTGCCACGCAAAAGATTATCACAGCGCATCGTGTTACTACTCCGCTTCTTTTTGGTATCCGTGACACTGGAGGTGGTTTTGGTTCAAACAAAGACGAAATGGCTGTAGGTCTTGAGATATTCAACAAGCAAGTGATTGAGCCGTATCAGGCTATGATTAACAACAGCATCGAGGAACTATTAAGCAAGCAGCTACCCGGTGTGAGTTTTGAGATTGTGCCTAATACCCCGTTGGTTATTGAGCAAGTAGCAACAGCAAAGACTACTGAAACGGTTGTTGAAGCTGCACCTGCATCATTGAATACTGAGCAAATCACATCCATCGTTCAGACAGTACTTTCTGCTGCGTTGCCACACTTGATGGGCGAAAAAAAAAAAGATGATAGCACAGTAGGAGATGCATTAATAGCATTAGGTGAGGATGCACCTGATGACTGGATTTTGATTGATGCATATAACGCAGATGAAGAAATTGAACACGAGTTTGCGGTGCGTACGGGGGCGGCAAGACCGGGTGCGAAAAGTGAGCAAGATGCCATTATCGATGGCAAGTACTTTATTACTCGTTACGTTTACGCAGGTA